GATTAAAGTTACCAAAGCTCCAGTTAGTAAATACTACACCCTCTGCTTTATCTAGCCATCCACCTAAAATTTGGTGCTTATATTTTTTAGGATTGTATTGCTTTATCCTTTCAATTTCATCTAAGAATGATTGGTCTAGGTGTTCAATGTTATCCTCGAAAGTTGTATGAATATAAGTAACGTTATTCTTTACACCATTAAATCCTTCATCTATCCCTGCTGATTCAAAGAATCGCTGATAAATCCAATGCTCTTTTGTTGCAGGGTTTAAGATTAAAATCACTCTGTTTTGAACTCCCTTTTGTCTGATAGATAGATTTATCTTGTCAAATGTTGCTTCATCTGTTAGCTCTTCCGCCTCATCTAGTATCCAAGTTGTAACACCTTGCAGGGATTTTAGGTTTGCCGTTTGATCTCCTGATGAAGTTCTAATCCCTTTGAAAATAATTTCAGAGCCTGAAGTCTTATTTATGATTTCCGATTTTGTTATTTCAAAGTGATAACCTGCTTCCAATAGCTCTATTTTTTCCTGAAACTCTGGAATGATAGATAGGTGTGCAGATGTCATTGTCTGCCTTGTAAATAGAATCTTATGCCCTTTCTCAAACGATAAGAGGCTGGCAAATGTGCCAACCCCAAATGATTTAGATGAGCCACGACCTCCTGTAATAATAAAGAATCGTGTTGTATTTCCTAAAGCCTGATATTTTTTATTTAAAATTATCACTCCTTAAATTTAAAAACCTCTGCTGCATTAAAGTTTACCTCGTGAGTATTGTTGCTTTCAACGTGTGTCATTGATAACTGGCGAAGTTCATCAGGGCTTGCAATTAGCTTCATTAAACCCATCTGAAGAGTTGGATTATCTGATTTATACCACTTAGATCGCATTGAAACTTTAATCTCTGTTCTAACTGAAACAAGGGCATCTTTTATAATGTCTAATTTATCCAATCCTAGATTGTAAAAAGTAGCTCTTGAGCAGGGTAAATAGGCAATTATGTCATCGATAAAAAATAATTTATATTTATTTATTGCCTCTATGGATAGCTTAATTAAATCCTCTTGATTGTACTTTACATTGTTAGCCATTGCTTATTCTTCCATTTAGTGGATAATATCTAGTGTAATATTGCTGACCTTTTTTAATTTTCTTATTATTTTCTAAAATAATATCTTCAGTAGCTACCGAAACTATTTTGCCATAATAGCCTATTTCTCTATTTTGTTCTTGGCAATTTTTACATCCTATAAATTTACCATCAATAATAAACTCTTCAAAATATCCTATCGTAGTCATATCCTTATTAGTTATTAATTGAAATGTTTTCAAATACAAATTCTGCTAATGAATAAGCAGCTAATTCGGTAATGTTTTTTGCGTAACCGTAATCTGTTTCAAATGAAGTTGCAGCTAGGGCTTCACATATTTCAAAGCAATCACGATAATAAATGCAAGCAGATTCTATTTGCTCATAAATAAATTCTGTAACATCTCTTGGATTTTCTTGTGCGATTTGTTCTTCTAGATCAGAAATAAAACCGTATTTGTTAAATGTGCTCATATAAGTATGTTTAGATTATGATGTAAATCTAACAAGTTGATTATTAATGCGAAAGAAAAATTTTATTTTTTTTTAAATACTCGCCAATCAACTAAATGATGATGCCTATTAAATCTAATTACGGTTTTTGCATATTGTGGCCAAACTGCTTCTAACATTTTAGCTTTTAATAAATTCTTTTCTGGAGCATTACCTTTATAAAGTTCTGTTTGATTGCCTCCTTTCATTTTATCCGCAGTAGAAACTTTATTAGCCATATAATAAACACAACTAGCTGTGCTTCCCCCGTTATGTAAAACCTGTAAACATAGATCTACGTCTTCATTATATTTTAGCCTCCACCTAAAAGGTATATTATTTTTTATTAACATAGCCGAATATACGTGGCAATTAATTTTAAAAGGTTTTTTAGGTGGCTTTACTACAAAATTAGGTTCTTCAAATCCTCCTATTGTTATATTGTGCTTATCTACAAATGATTCTACATAAACAAAAGCTTCATTTAGGCTTTCAATTTTTCTTCTTTTCCCATTAATCCATTTCATCCAAAAAAGAATATTATCATCAAAAAGCCAATGATATTTAGCACCCATACTTCTAGCGTGTTCCCAACAAAAATTTCTAGCTGGATAACTTCCCACACCTAAATTTGAGAATGGTAGCTTTAAAACTCTTTTTTCTCCTAGCTTTTTGCAATATAAATCATATTCTTGTGGTTCAACTGCAATTAAATAATTTAATCCACTTTTTTCAAAATTATCAGCCGTAAGAGTTTTATCGTATCTTCCTTTTGAAATTATGTAAATAGGGTATTTATTCAGCATTTTCTAATAATTTTCCAGTAGTTAAATCAATTTGCCAAGCCATATTTTGTTTTTTTAAAGGCAAACTTGGGTGTTGAGATAACCAACTTTCTGCTTCTTCTGGTCCGTCAAATATAAATACAACCCTTTGCAATCCTGATGATGTACCAATAGGATCAAATTCATCTTCAATATTAATATCACCTTCGTCCATACTATTAACTTCCATAGGCTGAGTCCATACATCTAAACCCCATTCTACAAGTTCTTCATTATCCCATTCATTGGCTAATAAATCCCAGTCCCATTCGCCTCCGCTTGTATTGTCTTTAATTAAAAACTCTCGCTGCTTATCCTCTGTAAGATCCGTAACAATAACTGGTATCTCTTTTATACCTGCTTCTTTACAAGCTCTAAATCTCATATTGCCTCCTAAGATTATCATATCCTTATTCACCACAATTGGCCTAATGGATAACATCTCAGGAAAATCTTTAATTGATTGTACTAATTTCTTAAACTTATCATCCTTAATTAATCTTGGATTATTAGGATTTAATTTTACTTCAGTAATTTTTTTAATTTCCATTTAGTATTCGTTGTATATTTTTCTTAACTGACCAAGCATATCTCTCCAGCACGATGGGCAAGATGAATCAACAAAAGGAGTATTAAATACTGCTAAATAAATAGCTTGCAACTCTCTTTGTGTCTTTAGGCTCAAAGTGTTTTGATTGCTTGAGTAAAATTCCTTTAAATAATTGTAATCGTCCTCGCTTAAACAATTAGGCTTCTTGTAAGGGAATAGTGCGTTGAGCTTTTCCTTGCGTTCATCACATCCACAATCCCAATCTAATGCTTTAGAGAGTGCCTCCACTCCTGCCTTGATTCCTGTGGATTCGGTTATCTTTTCTATCGTATCGCCTAGCCCTTTTGATTTTCTTTTTGCCATAGTTTTAATTTTAATTTACACCGCTGAATGGTTTGGAATATATTCATCAATGGTATGCCTGATTCCTTTGCCATTTTACGCATTGAAACGTTATTTGTAATATAAATCAAATACATCTTTTTGTCGTACCAATCCCAAGTATTAATAAAATCTAGGTATGGCTTGACAAATTCTGTCACTTCCTCTTGGTAATTATCTTCTTTTAATCCGTATTCTATCTCTTGCGTAATCTCTATCTTATCTACTTTCTTGCGATGCAAGTCCATTGTCAAGCTTCTAAGCGTAAAATAGAAGTAAGCTTCGTTAATTGCCTTACCATGTACCCGAATGTATGCCTCCTGCACTATATCCTCTGCATAGTTTTTCTCTCCAAACCCCTCTACTATTTTAATCCAATGCCGATGGCGAGAGTAAATTTTATCCATTCAGCTGGTACAATTCCTTTTTAACCTGTTGATAAAAATTTAGCAAATTATCCTCGCTTCCATCCAGATGGCCTATGAATAATTCAATAGTATAAAGCGCACAAGAAACCGCTCTTTCTTTTGATCCGCAAAAGAATAGATAATTATTTACAAGACTGCTTGCTTGCTCTTTTGCATTCATTGGTTTTTTCGTATTTTCTTTGCCTTCTGTGCGACTTTATAAGCCAAGTATAGGATAACTACTATCTCAAATAAAACAAAGCCTAGAATCGAAGCTATTAATCCATCCATTTTCCGTGCTTAAACAAGTGCCAAGTTCTATGCTTTAAGACTTCTATAATCAATTGCCAAAACGTGTCAGCTTCATAGCTTCCAATTCCTTTAATTATTAGTTTCATCCTACAAATTTTTCAAGTTCGTGATCTAAATACCATTTTGCTTTTTCAAGATCCTGCTTTTTATTTGCTTTCTTATCTGCTCTCAAGATATATTTTACTGCGTTCCCTAATGCAAAGTTCAATTCAAAAGCTTCAATAACATCTATTGCTTCGATTCCTTTGCCTTGATAGTGCTGGGGATGATTTACTAACTCGCTCATAATCACAAAGTTTAATTAATTATTTATTTAAAATCAAGATTTAGTCCATAATTTTTCATAAGAATCATCAACTGGGTATTTAATCCCTCTGCTTTGTTCTTATCCATAAGCTCCATATCCATTCCAATGCGAAAGAATTGAATCATCAATTTACCTGCTTGAAAATATTGATCGCTTACTTCTCCAGATGGATCTCCTTTATAAAGTTGTTGCTCTATCTTTAGCAACTCATCCATCACACTATTTGATTTAGCTTTTAACGATTGGCGATTAAATACACTTGGTCTAAAATCATTTTCAATGTGGTCAATTAATGCGTTAAGCAATGCACAATAGATAACTATGGTTTCTCTTTCTGTTAATTTTTTCATATTTGGTTTAGCTTAAATTTATTTAATAATTCAATGCAATCATCAACTGATCTAACAACTGCGTAATAATAACCGTTTGCGATGGCTACCTTTTCAAACTCACGCTGGTATTCTGACTTAACTCCTTTAGCCGTTTTAACTTCTATAAATAAACCTTTCCAATTATCATTTGAAATCATTAAAAAAAGGTCAGCTACACCCCTTTTTACACCTTCCATCTTTAGCTTTACTGCTACAATCTTGTGCCTTAATGATCCATTAGGAATTGCAAAGAATGGAAACTTCTCAGCTAAATCTAAATATCTGCAAATGGCTACTTGTAGCTTGTGCTCTTCTTGGTTTCTCATTAAAATAAAATTAGTTGAACTTCTGGTTTATAACTGGAGTCATATTTTTTATTTTCTCCTTTTGGATAATCTTCAATTTGATATTTTAAATTAGCTCTAAATGTTTTTTTTAGTTTGCCTATAAAAAATATATAACGATGCTTTGAGCTTCTAAATTTACGAATTGAATAATCAATCTTTTTATCGTAATGCCTTGAATGAGATCCATCTTCAAAACCTATATCAGTTCTTTCTTTTGTTGCACCAGTATAAATCCAATTTGTGGCTTGATAAATATAACCGCTATGATTCCACATTGAATCCGCATAGCTTACAATTATTA